CCGAGCTACTTGAGCTGTTTAAAGACCGCGTAACCACAACTGTACAGATACCGCTAACCGCCGCAGACAGGCGCCTAATTGCTCCACCATCCGCCAAGAGCGCACCAAAAGGACCAAAAGATAGGACTGCCCAACTTTTGGCAGACCTTAAAGCTATCGAAGCAATTAGTGACTTTGAGAATCAAATTAGAGATGCACAATTTGAATACAATGACCTTAAAGTTATAGATCTAAGGTACAAAAAAACTGCTGCAGACATCGAAAGAGATACAGTAAAACAACTCTTAGATGCTAATTATGAAACAGAAAAAGCTGCAATTTTAAAAATCAAAGACGCCAAGTTAAGAGATGCGGAGTTAGTAAAACTTGATGCAATTCGTCAACTTGAAAGGGACATAACAGATGAGTACTACAGGCGAGCGGGTTTAGACACCCGTTTCCTTATCCAAAGAAAAGGGGCTGGCGCTTTTGACACCAGCTTGGATTTAGACCCGAACGACAAAGCAATAGAAAAACTAGACGAGTACAGAAAAAAGCTTGACGAGCTTGTCGATCCTGTTAATAATGCAGCTAACGGCGCTGAAGCGATAGGGACGGCATTCAACTCCGCGTTTACTGAGCTTATAACCGGAACTACAAATGCCCAAGAAGTTTTGGCAAACTTCTTCCGCGATGTCGGCAAATCATTTGTCGATATGGCTGGAAAAATTATCAGTCAACTACTAATTATTTATGCCTATAAGTCTTTACTAGGTATTTTTGGTGGCGGAGGTACTGGTTTATTTACAGGCGAAGGCCCCGTTTCTGGCACAGCGGTCTTTGGTGCAGGCCAAGCCGGTTTCAATCCAGCCGCGTTTACTCCTGGACTTAAATTTGCTGAAGGCGGGTATGTAACTGGACCTACCCGAGCACTTATCGGCGAAGGCGGCGAGTCGGAGTATGTCATTCCGGCTAGCAAGATGAAGTTGGCTATGAATCGTTATGCAGCTGGAGCACGCGGCAACGCTGTTCTTTCCGGCGGCGACGAGACATCCGGCGGCGGCACGGCGACAATGGCACCAGCCGCCATCGACGTTCGCTACAACGTCGAACGCATCAACAACGTGGATTACGTCACCAACCAAGAGTTCCAAGCCGGCCTGCAGCAAGCTGCTAGCCAAGGAGCTGAACGTGGCCAGCAGCTGGCACTGCGCCGCCTGCAGCAATCAGTCACCACCCGCCGGAGGCTTGGAATCTGATGGACATCGCACTCGGCAACTACCTGCGACTCCAAAACCAAAAAGGAACGTCCAGTTTCTATTTCCAAAACTTTTTTATCCAATCCACCTCCACCTTCCAGGGCGACGAGTACACCTTTGTGCCTTACGGCTTCAGCGGCGTAACTGTCAACCGCAGTGGCGACAACACAGAGGCAACCTTGGTCTTTCCAAACAACGAGCTGACTAGGGCTTGGGCCTTGACTGCAGTGCAACAGCGCTGGCTCGCTCGGGTCTATGTGATGGCACTAGATCCAGAGGACACCAGCATTGGCACTCTGATGCACCAGTACAACGGCGAAGTTGCAGCTGGTCAATGGGATGAAACCAGCCTGACGCTCAGCCTCAATACGATTCTGGACGCGGTTGGTTCGGACGTACCCTTGCGCCGCCTGACGCAATCACTGATTGGCAACATCCCAACCTCGGCCAATGTCCGACTGCGCTGATCTGGTTGGCCTGCGATATAAGCTTGGCGCGGATGGCAGCGACGGCGAAATCGACTGTATCCACCTCGTTTACACAGTCTTGGAGCGTTTGGACATCCCCAGGCCCGAGTTCGACGAAAGCTGGTACGACGCCTCTAGCTACAAGGTCTTGCGGGATCTACTGCGTTGGGGAGTGAGGGTTGATCGTCCTGAGTACGATGGAGACGTGTTGTTGATGACCCAAGGCACTTGGGCATTTGCCGTCGTATGGCTGAGCGGAGTCCTTTACATCAACACCGAACTGCAAAAGGTGAGCTGGTGTTCGCTCCGTCAGTTAAGCGCGTACCGCTGCTTCCGTATGAAAAGCAGTTAATCGCAACTCTTGGTTGCACAGAAGAAGAGTACCGAAAATTTACCTACGAAGCAGCCCGCCGCGCCGCAATCCGCCCGGCTGCCTACGACAATGTTCCTGAAATTAACGCCATTCTTGTTAGTGGTGGCGTAGCAGCGGCATCTTTTCTTACCGCTGGCACGGCGGCAACTAAAGCAACAACAGCAACTGTCGTTGCAGTAAATATCGCAGTTGGGTTAGCACTTACTGCTGTCAGCTACCTGCTGACGCCAAAACCGGCAGCACCATCTGAAACAGCTGGAATTAGACAACGCTTCTTACGCGGGCGTAAAGGCAGCGATCGCTTCCTTGCCACCAGCGGCTTCGATTCAATCGCCGAACTAGCAAACTACGGCGATCCAATCCCTATCATTTTCGGTAAATACACCGGCACAACAGGCGGAATGCTTGTGGCGCCCAAGCTGGTTTGGTCTCGTGCTTTCAGCCTTGGCTCCCAGCAATCGGTAAAACTGCTCTTTGTTGTCGGGGAACAAGGACTTGGTGAAGGCATCAAAGCACCAGACTTAACTGGCATTTTCCTCGGCACTACACCGCTAGACGCAGTTTTTGATCACACTTTTGCTTTTTACTGGAAGCGCAACTCAAATAGCATTGCTCGCGTAAAAGGCAGCAACCTTCTGTACGGCACTAGGGGTACTGCGGATTCTGGTGACATCGAACAAGCAGACGATGTGTACTTGTGCCCCACACGTAACGCAGCCCAAGACACGGGCTTCTGTCAGGCTTATACCCCCAGCAGCACAACACAATTTGGCGTCTATTCGCCGATTGCTAACGGCACAAACTATCGAGTCAACTGGAAAGTAATTGCTGTTCCAGTTTTAGAAGGTAATAAGAGGGATGACCCAGACAACGACCCAGGCCGCGCTCTGCTGCTGGAACGCATCAAAATCGCGGGTGACTATGGACTTACTGGAGAAGGCGACACACCCAAGTGGGTTGAGGTGCTCAAGTCAGGTCAGAAAGGCGTTGGTCGAAATTACGGCCGTCGCATGGGAGTCATCTCAATCAACGGGGTAAAAGTAACCAGCGGCGAAACAGAGGTCCGTCAGGTTGCTGTCGGCGATCGAGCAGTTTTTCGTATCGAGAAAGGGCGGCTGTCAACCAATACCTATTACTTTAAGCAAACGAAAAGCACACAGGTAGACGACATCAATACAGAAGTATTTGAAGGGCAAAAGGAAGCCGACGACGCAATGCAGATCGGCGAAACTTTTATGATCGGCCGCACTGTCTGGGTCGTCGAAAGCAGAGCACTGGATATTTTCCGTGGCAGGGATGACGGCGAACAGCAAGAGATCACGCTTCGTTGCATTGAAATTTTTGGTAAAGGACCACTTAGCGCATCAATCGGTCTGATCAGCCCGCGCATGATCCGACGCGGTATCTACAACGACGACAACGGCAAAACCAATGCACGCAACGGCCTGGGGCTGAACGCAGGTACAAACTTTTACCCAGTGCTGCGTTTCGCTATCGGCGTGGTTCGCAACAACCGTGCCTGCGATAGCACCGAAATTGGCATTCGCAGTCAGGTCTGGCAGAAGTCAAACGGCCTTTGCAATTTTGCATCTCTACCGAGCCCGAAAGAACTGCGCCGTGCAGAAGCAAATCAAGTGTCACTTCAAAGCGGCACGATGAGCAACTACATGCGCCGCACCTCGGCATTTGCTCTATTTCTCCGCCCAGCTGGCACGGATGCTCAAGGCAACGAGTATGCCTGGGAACCACTCGGGCAAACATTTTGCATCAGCGGCCGCATCCCGCAGGACCAGTTCAACTACTTACGACTGGTGCATCCAGAGCAAGCGCAGTTTGAATATCGATTCGTTCCGAATCCTGGCGCAGACATCGCAAGGCGTTTTAACGACGAAGACCGACTTTTGGTACTAAACGCCAAAAACGGCGGCCCAATTGGCGAACAGTATCAAACCCCATACGGAACTTTTACCCTCAATACAGTCGGCGAATACACGACCGCTGGGTCGGTCAAGTTCAACCGTCAGATGGCCACCGACGCCAGAGTGACCGAGGAGCGGATCGACGCAACAATTCCAAGTTCGGTTGAAATCGAAAACTACATTCCGGACATTGAAAGCGCGGACGCCACGGTCACTGAAGTCGCATTTTTTGATTGGCTACCTGACGGAGTAAGCACCGGCCGCGCTGGCGCAACCTACTACGAGTTTTTCGGCAAAGCATCTCAGGAGGGCTTAGTCCGCACCTACCGCCGAACAGTAAATCTGGGTGATGGCAGATCCGCGACCATCTTGTTCACTGGAATCGTCAACGATAAATACCCAGACGAACACCCATATTTCCCAGGCTACCGCGCCTGGAGCTTCCAAAGCATCAAAGTAGAAAGTAGCAGCGGTGGTTTCAACACCTCGCAAATTTTCAACGTTCAGCTCGACGTATCGCCTGGCAACCCTCGCGCTCAACCCTACGGACTAACTACATGTGGTGTTCGGCTGCAGGTTAAAAACACCAGCCAAAATATCCCGCCAAAAGGTCGTCAGTCTGGTTGGGAATACGAAATCCTTGGGGACCAAGAGCAGTACGCACTTGGCGATACAAATTCAGCAATTGTTTCAGGGGTTTCAGACGCGGGTAATGCAATCGAAGTTCTAGTGCAAGGCGTAATCAAAGCACGCGGAGGTGACAGCCTCAAGAAGTTTCCGGGCCAAACAAAAGCTTGGGAGGACGTTACCTACACCGTTGTGCCAGAAGGGACTGAGGGCACATGGAATAAAGGTGAATACGTGACTATTACCGCGACAGTAAGCAACGACAACCCTTTTAGAAAGCCTGGCACAGATGTTGGTGTCCGCCTGCGCACGCTCGGCATCCAAACAATAAACATTCCCGAATCTCGTACCGCCGAACGTATCTTTGAGGCCAATAGCCAGGTTGCCGACCTTAGTTTCTACAACTCCCTGCTTACCAAAAGCAACGAGAGCAGCCCAGAACACGAGATTGTTTACGTCAACGAAACAATCGCAAATGAAACGCCACCTCAGTACAGCAACCTCTCCTTGGCGGGCCTCTCCCTAAAAGCCAGCCAGAATTTCACCTCAATCGATCAGATTCGTTGCTGGCTCGGCGAAGGCATTGAAGTCCAACGTTTCCTGCCATCAGAGGCTGGAACCATTGACTCCAGCAACAAATTCACTGACCTCGTGTATTACCTGCTCACAGATAAAACAGCTGGTGCGGGCGGCGTCGTAAGTTCAAATCTCATCGAAACAGCAGAGCTTGCAAGAACGGCCACCTTCTTGGAACAAAACAAGCTTTTCTTTGATGGCGCGATCGACTCACCGACAAATTTGCGTCAATTTATCGCAGACACCGCTCCTTACTTTCTGTGCTCTTTCGTAATTAGCAACGGTAAATTTAGCCTGGTGCCTGCACTTCCTTGCGGTCCCGCTGGAGACATTGTTGACAAGCCCATCGAGGTAAACGGCTTGTTCACTTCGGGCAACATCTTGGAAGACTCGTTTGCTGTCGATTATCTGCAGACAGAAGAGCGGAAGGACTTCCAGGCGATTGTGCGTTACCGCAAGGAAAAGAAAAACCAGCTGTCCGAAGAGGCGACATTGAGTGTTCGCTGGGCAGAAGCTGGGAGTGACACCTACCCGATTGAATCGTTTGATCTAACTCAGTTCTGCACCTCACGCGAGCACGCATTTTTGGTGGCCCGCTATTTCATGAGCATTCGCCGCCGGATTACTCATTCGGTTCGCTTCAAGACCACGCCCTACGGTATCGCCCTTTCTCCCGGCGACTACATTCGAGTTCTCACAGAAGCCAGTCCCTACCAGCCCGCCAACAACGGTGTTATCGGCGCCGATGGAACAATTACAGCAGCTACCACCTTGGTAGATGGCCGTTATAAGATTCTCTACGTCACTTCCTCGAACGAGGAAGTACAGACCGGAGAGCTAACGGTTACAAATGGCAAGGCGGTTGACCCGGACCTATTCAGCATAATTTTCACAATCGACTCTCCGACAGTCTCCAGTAACACCTATGCAGTGGAGCAGCTAACGTTGGACAGCGAAGGCCTGGTTGAAGTGCTGGCAACTGAGTTTCCAACCAGCAGTACGTTTAACAGCTTGATCGTGCAGGACGTACTTAGTCCATCCAGCTTCATCGTTGAGGGTTGACCATGGATTTTCCGGCTTTCATACCGTCATCCCGTAACTACAACTCGGGCGACTACGCCGTCCGAACATTTCGCGCACAGTCTGGAGCTGAAAGCCGCATTCTTTACGGCGACAGCAGGTTTGGTGCCACACTGGAGCTTCAGTATCAAAACGTCACTGACAAAAACGCACAAACATTTCTCGGTCATTACGAGAACGTAAAAGGCACTTACGGAACCTTTACGTTGCCGTTGCGCTTAATCGAAGGCTGGGATGGATCAAGTCAACTTTTAGATAGAGCCTATAAAAATCAAAGAAACACAACAGCTACATACACTGACCAGCAGGGTCAAGTGCAAACAGCAGAACCTTACGAGACACGCTTCCAATTCCACGGCCTTACTGGAGCGAGCAGCGGATTGCTTTTAGAAGAAGTAGCCGCAAACAATGCTCTATATAGCGAAACTTTCGCCTCCCCTTGGAGTTTGATTCGAGGTGAACTGCTTGGCGACAGCGGTGTATTAGCACCCGACGGTGCTACTGAAGTAAAAATTTTTGAACCAACTTCGAATACAGCTTACATTTATCAGCAGTTTACTTTTGAGCAATTTTACAACTACACATTCTCCGTGTATGTAAAGCTATTTCCGTCAAGCTCTGGTTTAATTACGATTAGGTCATTTACTCAATTGGGTAGCGCCAATTTTGACTTGAAAGCTGCGCACCAGCTTGTGAGTGTCGATGGTACATGCACAAATGCGGCAATCGAACCATTGGCAAACGGGTGGTATCGCCTGCAAGCAACTTTCTTGGCCAACGCCACTGGTACAAACAATATCGGATTACCTTTGCTCGATCCCTCCGATGGTTCCATCTACATCTGGGGTGCGCAGCTAGAAGAAGGGTCTACGGCGACGTCTTACATTCCCACGACAAATGCAATCGCAAGTCGTGCTCCAGATAGGCTGCTGTCGATCGGATCTTGGCGTTACGCGGAGCCACCGGACATCACCAATGTCCGCCCCGGCGTCAGCAATGCCCGTGTGCGGCTAATCAGTGTTGTATAGAATAGCCCCAAGGAGGTAGCCATGGCTAAGTTCTACACGGGTCGTGATGGCAGTTTGCTGCTAGACGGCGTGACCCAGGCCAAGGTGACCTCGTGGTCATTTTCGTCTGACCTAGAAACATTAGAAACCACGACATTAGGCGAGTCTCACCGCTCGTACACCCCCGGCGTCCAAGGCGCCAACGGTAGTGCAACACTTCTGTACTACAAAGCAGACGATGGCAGCAACGACGCTGGGGCACTACTCAAAAAACTAATCAATACAAACACCGCTGGGACTGCCGACGCTGACACAGTTGTCTTTACCTTGCGTTACGCAAGTGGTGACATTAACAATGACATTAAATTTAATGCTTATGTAACGGCAGCAAGTTTTGGCTCGAATGTTGGTGAAGTTGCATCAGCTCAGATTAACTTCCAAGTAACAGGCGCATTAACTGAGGCGAGCTTGTAATGGCTGTTTACCTAGGCAATGTTGGAAGCATTGAACTAACCAGAAAGTCCACCTTGGAGGAAAAACTTTCACTGGTAAATCCAGATGACGTAAACGTTGCCAGGAAGCGTTTTAGCTTTGATTTTGATGAAGGCGCTTTTCTTACGGGCGATTTTATTCAAATATCGTCTACCAACGATACGCCGCTTTCATTTATTGGTGCTGATGGTTGGGAGGACAGCAATGTTCACTCTAGTGGCAATTGGTATATCTTTGTTGATGAAATTGGAGGAATTCGTCTCTACAATAATTTCAACGATAGCCTTGAGGGCAGTAAGGCGGCGGCTGTGACCCTGGTGGATATTACAAGTGATATTCCAATTGCAGTAAACGTAAAAGACAGCGCCGGGAGAATTTTGGGCAGCGTAATTGAATATGAATTGAACACGAACAGAGAAGCTATTGACGTAACCTCTCTTTCTGACGCCCATAGGCAACAGTACAGCTCGTTGATCACTGGAAGCGGTCAGCTCACCGCCCAGTGGGACTACAAAAATGTTGCAGACGAAGAAACTGTCAACTACTTAATGCAGCTAGTGCTTAGAACAGAAATAGGTGGAATTTTTGGGGCTAAATTTTACCTGAAAAGCGAAGGAGCATCTCCAGCTGCCGGCACTTTTAAGCCTACGCAGCTCAACGACTCCCTTTGGTGGGAGTTTGATGCATTGATTACAAACAGCGCTACAAATTTTGCGCCCGATGAAATTATTGTGTCCACAGTTAGTTTTGTGACAACTGGGGCAATCAGGTTGCGAGCTAGGACAATCGTATCTAACAAGCTTCTGCAGGAGGACGGTGGGTCGATCGTGCTGGAGCAGGGAGGTCTGCTGGCTATTGTGGATGAGGAATAGAGCTAGACTGCTGGCATCTATTAGCTGAGTCACACGAGGTAAACCGTGGCAGATCTTCGGATTAGCGAGCTAAATAGTCTGGCTTCTGCCGATCTGGCGGCGA